CCGTACGCTGTACAAAGTCGATCCCTTCGGGGTTATCTGACGTCGTTCGCTGGTTGAAAGGATGCGTGCATTGCATGCGCTCGCCGCTCGCCGATAGTTCTCTATGGCCTTTCTCATTTCATCCGATTCTGCGCTCCTGTTCCTGTATTCCATTGTAACCATCCTTTAACCCGTATAGTGGGTCAGCCTGTATGTGCCGGATGCGCTCCGGCGGGCGGCTCATTCTACCAGCTCCGGCTGTCCATGCTCTCAGCAATCAGCAGGAAGACCATCACGCTAATTCCGCATACCACTGCAATCCCGAATGCCATTGTAACCATCCTTTAACCCGTATAATGGGCTGTACCGTATATAGATACTATATCACCACAAAAGGCGGCTGTCAACGAAAAAAGGAAAAAGAGAGGTAGGTATCTTTTGACATCAAAAAATTACCCGTCCAGCTTTTTTGGATGGACAACAAAGGCGCGAGCGTACGCAATGGGCTCATATAGCAACTGACAGGCGTCTGATAAAATTTGACAGGTGGGTTAAAAAACAGGCATTGTGCATAAGTTTGTGGATGAATATAGATAAAATGGATAGAAAATGCATGGCAGAATTGGCGCGGAGTGTAGGATTGACGGGCAATGGGACGGGGAAAATGGCGCGCGGATGCAGTAGGCTAGTAAATTACTAATCAAAGTATTCAGACTCGTCAAAAATGCGTCAAGGCCTCAAACCCTTGCTAGGCGCGGGTTCCAGCGATCGTTGACAGGTCTGAATGGAATATTAGGACAAACGCTCAGAATCAAATGATGTTCTATAGGTAATACACACTCTGGAGCGCAATGCCCATTTCACGTTCGGACTCGTCAATGCGTCAAATCCTGTACGAATGCGTCAAATCACTCCTTTCGTTGTATCCGCAGGTCCGCAGGTCCGCAGGTCCGCAGGTCCGCAGGTCCGCCAGGCAGCAGGTCCGCAGGTCCGCAGGTCCGCAGGTCCGCCTGGCAGCGGGATCCAGCGTCCTGATTCCCGGACACCATGACCGCAGGTCATGGCACCCCGTAGGGCAGGGCCGCAGGGCTGCAGGTCCGCCGGGCAGGGCAGGGCCGCAGGGCAGCAGGGCAGCAGGTTCCAAGGGCAGCCGGGCAGCCGGGCAGCAGTGCAGTAGTGCAGTAGTGCAGTAGTGCAGTAGTGCAGTAGTGCAGTAGTGCAGTAGTGCAGCAGGAGGGGGGGGGTGGGGGTCCTTTTCGCGGCCGGCCCCTTGGCGGGGGTTAAGCCCCACCCTCCTGTCTCCACCTCCCGGGTCTTCTCTCATAGGTTCTATATTCGATAATCCTTATTCTCGGTTTGTCTACCATCCTGCCTGGGCCGACACCCCTGGGGGCCTGTTTTTGTGCGTCCAAAAATTTTCGCCGCCATTTTTTTTCAGGCCGTTTCCCGGGGTATCCTGTTCCCATAGTAACTATTGCTTATAGATCAGGTATGGTGTATAGTGATGGTATGAGCGCTCCGTATGGTGTACCAGCAGAAGCAGTTATCTCAGGAATTACGACCTCGCGTAGGGCGCCGGGAAAGAGGGCTGCGGCGAAGCGGGCCCGGGACGATTACTTCAAGGAAGCGGACACGGCTGCCTCAGGTGGGGCGGTGGTGTCGTTTGAGCGGACGGATGATTTGTATACCTACGACCTTGATGGGAACGTCATCCCGCCTGATACCGAGCGGAGGGCGAGCCCTATGTGCCCACTGTGCAACCATGAGGAGTGGGAGGCTATTGATCATTTGCTCCTTGGTGGGGCGAGTGTACGGGATGTCAAGGAATATTGCGGAAACATGGTGACGGAAATGGACATCATGAATCATCAGGTGAGGCACTTGGCGCCGGTGGCGCGGGAGGTCGTGCAGGCATTCTTCCCTTCGTTGAATGACATACCGGACGAGGCGGCGACGAAGGGATTCCGGAAACAGGTGAGTCGCCTCGCGAAGGCGGCGGAGGATATCGAGTCGTATGAGTCGTCGGCGGAGCGGATTGCGCGGTCACGGTTTACCCGGGTGGTGCATGATGACCCGCACAAACGGTTCCGGGCGCGGTCGACGGTTGCGTTTTCGGGAGATGGGGTGTATGCTATGCAGGGTGAGCACTCATTTCCGTTCAAGATATGGAGTAGAAGGCGTATGGATATAGAGGTCGGGAAGCGCGAGAAGAATACCATCACTTTTTTGGGCGAGTTGATGAATGTCCGGAAGATGGCGTACCGGGTGTACAATGAGACGATGGACACAGGCGACGCGAAATATTATGGCACTGCGGTGTCGGCGCTCCGGGAGATCCGTGGAGTCGTGGAGACCCTGGGGAAGTTCTCGCTTATCGCGAAGCAGCTCGGGGATGACAACGGGAAGAAGAAAAACCTCTCGCCGCAGATGCAGGACATGATCGCGAAACTCGGGATCTCCGTTTCGGCGGATACCGGGGAGAGCGTGAGTCCCGAATTCGAGGGGATGGACGAAGAGGAGCTCCGAGACGCGACGGTGGACACGGAATGAGCAATGTAATCAACATCGAGTCAAGCCTGCCCCATGCAGTATCAGAAGTGATCTGTGTAAAGTGTGGATACAGATATATAAGTGTTCGGCCAATAAGCGTGCTTTTAAAGAAGATGCAATGCTCCAAGTGCAAAAAAACAGGGTTTATCATAGAGACGGGCCAGGACCTTGAGGTTTCGGGATGACCCGCTCCGAAGCTCTTGAGCATTACCGGTCCCTTTTTACCGAGGCAGCGGCTACAGGGGAGACGAACGAGCTCACCCGACATCTCGGGAAGACGGATCTCTTTTTCCTTCTGGTATTCATCCTGGGAGTTGACTTCGCGAACAACGATTGGGTGTTCGACCGCTGCCGTGAGTTCCAGGCTGACCCGGATGGATACTTGGATCTCTGGAGCCGGGAGCACTTCAAGTCAACGGTGATCACCTTTGCCGGGACCATATTCCTGATACTGAACGACCCCGAGATGACGATCGGGATTTTCAGTTTCAACCGGCCGATCGCGAAGAGTTTCCTCCGGCAGATCAAGTGGCAGTTCGAACGGAACGAGAAGCTGAAAGAACTGTATCCGGAAATCCTATACGCGGAGCCGGAGAAAGAGGCGCTCAAATGGTCCGAGGATGACGGGATCATCGTGAAGCGGAACGGCATGCCGAAGGAATCCACGGTCGAGGCCTGGGGGCTCGTCGACGGGCAGCCGACCGGCCGACACTTTCGTTGTCTTGTCTACGACGACGTTGTGTCTGTGAACTCGGTCACCACCCCGGAAATGATCCAAAAGGTCACCGAAGCCCTCTCCATTTCATTCAACCTCGGATCCGACATGGGCGGCGTGCGCCGGTTTGTTGGAACCAGATACCATTATGCCGACACGTACGCAACCCTCATCGCCCGCGGCGCGGTGAAGGTGCGCCTTTACGCCGCAACAAAGGACGGAAAAACTGATGGAGAACCATGGCTTTGGACAAAAGAGGTACTTGCGCGAAAGATTGCAGACATGGGGCCGTATATCTCGAGTTGCCAACTCTTTAACTCTCCGGTTCAGGAAGGAGATGAAACCTTCCGGGAGGAGTGGATCCGGTACTGGATCCCACGGGCAGAATTTTACCACAAACTCAACACCTACATCATGGTTGACCCGGCTAATGAAAAAAAAGAAACGTCAGACTATACCGTATTCATGGTCATCGGACTCGGGTCAGACCATAACTACTACCTCATCGATATGGTCCGGGATCGCATGTCCCTATCGGAGAGGACCAATAGATTATTTTCCCTACACGCTGAATACCGTCCTATTTCAGTCGGATACGAAAAATACGGCATGCAGTCCGACGTTTCCCACATAGAAGGGGAGCAGGAGACTAGGCAATACCGGTTCCCGGTGATCCCTTTGGGTGGAAATACCCGGAAAAATGACCGGATCAAGCGATTACAGCCGATTTTCCAGGCCGGCCGGTTCTACATCCCGGAAAAACTTATGCGCGTCGACCAGAAGGGGGTGACCCACGACCTCATTGCCGAGTTCAAGCAGGACGAGTATTTCCAGTTTCCGTACATGACCCACGACGATATGCTCGACTGCATGGCCCGGATTATGGAGGTTGATATGCAGACGTTTTTCCCGCAACCGCGAGCCGATGACAGCGATTTACCTGCATGGGCTGAACAAACGAGCGAAAAAGAGTATAATTACGACAC